AGCGAGCTGGGCAGCCGGCACTTCCCGCCGTGGGTCTTGGGCCAGCATCCTGACTGGGAAATCATCGCCGCCAGCCACACCAGCTCCCTCACCCTATCTTTCAGCCGCTACATCCGCGATCTCGTGCGTGACCCGAGTTATCAGGCGCTCTTTCCGGACATGCGCCTCGACCCGACCAGCCAAAGCGTCGAGAACTGGAACACCCTGAACGGCGGCGGCTACATGGCAGCCGGTGTCGGCACCGGCATTACCGGCCGCGGCGCCCACATCCTCCTGCTGGACGACTTGGTGAAGGACATCGAGGCCGCGGACAGCCCGACCATCCGTGAAAACACGTGGGAGTGGTACGGCTCGACGGCTTACACCCGTCTGGCGCCCGGCGGCGGCGTGCTGGGAATCATGACGTGGTGGAATGAAGATGACTGGGCCGGCAAGATCCAGCAGGTCATGGCCAGCGGCGACGGCGACGTCTTCGAGGTTATCAAGTATCCGGCGATCAACGACGAGGGCGATGAGTATCTGCTGCCCGACGACCGCATCGTCCAGTACGCCCCGGAAAGCCCGGTACCCGAGGGCGCCCGGCTGACCCGGCCGCAGGGCACGGCGATCCATCCGGCGCGCTACGACACGGAGGCGATGTTGCGGATCAAGCGGAACCTCGTGGCCAGCGGCCAGAAGCGCGTCTGGCAGGCGCTGTACCAGCAGAATCCGACGCCGGACGACGGTATTTACTTCTCCAAGGACATGGTCCACTACTACGTGCATGCCCCGCAGAAGCGGAACATGTTCGTCTATCAGGCGTGGGACTTCGCGATCACCGAAGCCGCCCAGAACGACTACACAGTCTGCTGCACGATCGGGCAGGACGAGTTCGACAACCTCTACGTGCTGCACGTCCTGCGATTCCGCTCCGACGACGGCAACGCGATCGTCGAGCACATGATCGACCAGAGCATCAACTGGGGCGCAGACCTGCTGGGCTTCGAGGACGGGCAAATCTGGAAGACGCTCAAGGCCCAGTACGAGAAGCGCTGTATCGAGCGCCAGCACTACACGACCTACGAGGTGCTGCAGCCGCTCACCGACAAGCTGGTTCGGGCCAACCCGCTCAAGGGCCGGATGCAGCTGCACAAGGTCTTCATCAAGAAGGATGAACGCTGGACAGAGCCGTTCGTCCGCGAACTGATGACCTTCCCGGCCGGCAAGCACGATGACCAAGTCGACGCGGCGGCGTGGTGCGTGCGCCTGACGCTGACCCGTTCGGCGCCGAAGCCGAAGCCACCGCCGAAAACGAGCAGCTGGCGTGATCGGCTCGGGGAATTCACCGAGGGCGCGGGCGTTGCGACACACATGGCTGCATAAATGTCAACGACTCTGATATACTCTCGCGCAATCTGACAGACGGAGGCGGGCGATGATCGGCAAACTGATAATGGAACTCTTCCATGCGCGTACCACCGCGCACGTACTCCACCTCAAGAGCCGGTCGTATGCCCAGCACGTCGCCCTCAACACTTTCTATGACGAAATTATTGGCCTCGCTGACACGCTGGCCGAGGCGTATCAAGGCGAATACGGCCTGATTGAGACGTACCCGCCGAAATACTCGCCGTACACCGACCCGATCCTGCTCATGGACGACCTGCGTGAGTGCGTGGACGAGTGCTCCAAGGAATTCGACGAGGCTGACAGCCACCTGCGCAACATCTGCGACGAGATCCGCGCCCTGATCGCCAGTACGTCTTACAAGCTGCGCTTCCTGCGGTGAAAGAGCTGCTTGTCGATGCCAGAAGACGCGCTACGTGCCATCTACGAAGAAATCAAGGACCACTATGCCAGTAAATAACCACATCGCCAGCGAACAATGGATGCGCTTCCAGTACTGCCGCGACCGGGGCCACCTCGAGTTCGTCAACAAGGCAGACAAGTGCGACAAGTTCTTCGCCGGCGACCAGTGGTTGCAGAGCGACTTGAACACGCTGGCGCTTCAGAAGCGGCCGGCGATCACAATCAACAAGATCATCAGCACCCTCGGTACGCTGTTTGGCCAGCAGATTTATAACCGCAGCGAGACGATCCTGCGCCCGAGCACCGGGGCCAACCCTGCCACCGCCGAGGCGATGACCAAGGTCTTCAAGCAGATCGCCCAGAACAACCAGTTGCCGTGGGTGCGCTCCGAACTGTTCGCCGACGGCGTGATCCGCTCCCGCGGCTTCATCGACCTCCGTCTCGACTTCACCGACAGCATGATCGGCGAGGCCCGGATCGAAAACCTGAACTCCAAGAACGTCGTGATCGACCCGGATGCCGAGGAATACGACCCGGACAAGTGGAACGACGTCTTCACGACCAAGTGGGCCACGCCGCAGGACATCGCCGTCTTGTATTCCGAAGACGACGCAGAACTCCTGAAGCTCAAAGATGGCTCCTCATTCCCCTACGGCTACGATTCCATTGAACGCGTCCGCGACCGCTTCGGAGGCGTCCTCCCTCTGGCAGGGTACTACGGCGTCACAGACCCGAGCGATGTCCGCCGCAACATCCGCGTCCTCGACCGGCAATACCGAAAGCTCGACAAGCAGCTACATTTCGTCGACATTGAAACGGGAGACATGCGTCCGATCCCAGCAAGCTGGGACCGAAATCGCATCGCCTCCGTCATTGAAAAGGCGGGCGGACGGGTCTCGACCACCAAAAAGCTGGTCAAGCGCATTCGTTGGACGGTAACGGCCGACAACATCGTTCTCCACGATGACTGGTCGCCCTACAAGCACTTCACGGTCATCCCGTATTTCCCGTACTTCCGCTACGGCCGCACGATCGGACTGGTGGAGAACCTCTTGGGGCCGCAAGAGCTGCTGAACAAGGTCTCCAGCCAAGAGCTGCATGTCGTGAATACCACGGCGAACAGCGGCTGGAAGGTCAAGGCCGGCTCCCTGAAGAACATGTCGATCGAGGAGCTGGAGCAGAAGGGCGCTTCGACCGGCCTTGTGCTCGAGCTGGACGACCCTGCCGCCGCCGAGAAGATCACCCCAAACGCCACCCCGCAAGGCCTCGACCGCATCTCCTACAAGGCCGAGGAACACATCAAGACGATCAGCAACATCTCGGACTCGATGCAGGGCTTCGACCGCGCAGACGTAGCCGCCAAGGCTATTCAAGCCAAGCAGCAGGCCGGCAGCACCAACACCACGAAGGTGATGGACAACCTCGAGCGCACCGACTTCCTGTTCGCCCGTAACCTGATCGACATGGTACAGGAGTACTACACCGAAGAGCGCCTGATCACCATCACCCACGATGACCTGCTGCTGGAGGCCGAGGAGGTCGCCGTCAACCAGTATGACGAGACCACCGGCGAGATCACCAACGACCTCACGATCGGCGAATACAACATCGTGATTACCAGCACGCCGTACCGCGCCACGCTGGAAGACAGCCAGTTCGAGCAAGCCGTGTCGATGCGCGAAGCCGGCGTGGACATCCCCGACGACGTCCTCATCGAGAACAGCCGCCTGCAGCGCAAGTCCGAGATCTCCAAGCGCCTGCAGAACGAGAAGAACGGGCCGGAAGCGCAGGCCGCAGCCGCCCTCAAGGTACGCGCCAACGAAGCAGAAGTGGCCAGCATGGAAGCCGACGCCATCAACAAGCGCGCCGACGCAGACCTCAAGGCAGCCAAGACCAAGCAGGCCATTGCTGCCATCGCACAGGAAGACGCACGCATCGAGATCGAGGCAGAGAAAGCTGCTTCTTCCGGCGACAACCCGGAGAAAGCCCAGCAGGAGATGGCACTGGAAGGCCAGAAGGCCGACCACAAGATGACCCTTGAAGAGCGCCAGTTCCAACATAAGCAGTCACTGGCTGAGCGCGAAATGGCCATGAAGGAGCGGACCCACGAAAACGACGAGGCCCGCGCCGCAGACATGCACGAGCACCAGAAGCAAATAAGCACCAAGCAAGCCGAAGCACAGGCACTGGCCGCCGAAGCCGGCGCAATTAACGCGCAATCCAGCGCACCCAAGGAGAAGTAAAGATGACCCTCTATCAGAAGCTGTTTGGTCTGAACCTAATGACCCCGGCCGGCGACGGCACGGAGGGCGGCGCCAGCGCCGACCGTGGCGATGACTGGACGCCGACGGAAGCCACTCCAGTGGAAACTCCGGAAGAGGAAACCCTCGCCGACGACCTGAAAGTCGCCACCGGTGAGCCGGCCGCGGAAGAACCGGCCCGCGACGCCGCCGGCAAGTTTGCGCCGAAGGTCAAGACGGACGAAGGCGCTACCATCCCGAAGGCGCGCTTCGACAGCGCCGTTCAGAAGGAGCGCGAGCGCGCCGAAACCGCTGAGCGCCTGCTGGCCGAAGCTACTAAGGCCAACAACCGGATTCAGCGCAACGCCGACGTTTCCAAGCTCGAAGCAGACGTCAGCGACCTGCGTGAACAAGAGCACAAAGCCCTGATCCAAGGCGACAGCGCCAAGGCGCGCGAGTTGGCCTCCGAAGCCGATCGCCTGAACCGTCAGATCGCCATCCAGCAGGCCGGCGACATGTCGGCTGCCGCCAAGGACGCTGCGCTGGAGTCCATGCGCATGGAGCTGGCCGTCGAGAACATCGAGACCAACTACCCGCAGCTGGACGAGAACTCCGAAGAGTTCGTTC